CCAGCAGCCAAAATAATAGAAGGAGAGCCAGAGATTGTTCCAGCACTGTTGTACTCAAAAGCAGAATATGTTGCGTTGACATTGGTATAAGTAGTTGTGCCAGTAATGGCCTGACCTAACACAAGTTCCCAATACACAGGCGCATTACCAGTTACGGCAATGTCTAGATTTTCTAAAACGAACTTCGCCCTATTCGCAATAGAGTTAAAAGTTGTACGAGGACGTATAGACAAAATATGTGTACGAGCATCCTGTGATGCTGTAGCAGATGCTGTTTGTACATGTGTATATCCAGTGAGTTCTTGAGTTCCACCTTCGCTAGTAACAGATGCACAAATAAAACGCATTGTTGTCGATACAGTTCCCGTGCACGTCATGCCCGCGCGTATAGGCAGGTTGGCAGTTTGCATATAAGCAACTGTCTGATAGTTGGCGTGAATGAACTGATGAGCAACAACAACGACCCCATCAATATCAAAACCAACACGAACCCGACCAACACCTAGCCATTGAAGATCAATAACTAAAATCTGTGTCTTAGTAAAATCTAGATTGATGCCAGATTTACCAGTTCCATCTAACTTATCTACGTTCCAGTTTGACTGATTGACAAACAAATCGCCTTTATCAGTGTCAGAAAGTAAAGCAAAGCGAGGAGTAGTTCCATTCAATTGGAAGCAAATTCCGTTATTTCCATCTGAATATCCTGCAAACTTAAGTACGTTTTCTACTCCACCAAGCATATTGAACGTTAAAAAGATCAGTTGTGAACGTCCAGCCTGATATCTGAAATGCTCAAATGTCTGCATGTACGCACTTCCACCTGTAGGGGTAGAAGAAAAAGTCATTAAAGCATTGCGGTTGGTAGCGTCATGAGTGACAGTTGCGCCAGTTCCTGAAGCGACTTGTTCAAAAATAAGCGGCTGAAGATCGTACTGAAAGTTAGTATCAAAAACGTAAGAAGGAGAAGCAACGCGAAGACGACCAAATGCTGTACCTGTGGCATTGTCCGTATTAATACTTACGTTATTGATATAAGACATTAGACCACAATCCAATTCGCTCCGTCAGAGGCAACTGTTATTCCATCATAGCGATAAAGCGTCTTTGTACTGTCTCCATCAATAGTCTGAGAAGAAGTAGTAGCCAGAGTTATTAACCCTGTACCTGAGTTTTTCAGTGTAAATGTCTGTCCCGCGATACCTATGGCTGTTGGCAAAGTAGCGGTCCACGTTCCCGTGCAATTGACAATCCTATCTGTGGCAACCAACTCATATGTACTTGTATGAAGCGAATATCCACCAGACTGCTTTACTGGGGTAATAGCGCCATCAGCAATTTGTACTGTTGCTAGCGGAATAGAAAGAATAGACGTAGCAGAATCAGAATCTACCCACACATCACCAGCGACAGGAGAAGTAGGAGCACTTGCTTGCCATACGATTCCTCTACCTGCTGCACCAGTCTCGCCTGTAGGTCCTTGTAAACCTTGAGGTCCCTGAGGACCAACTAAAGATGTTCCTGCTGGCCACGTTGTCGCTTTAGGCCCATAAATGTAATTAGTGCTCGTCCTGATATAGAAATCTCCATCTACACCTTCAGTAGTAGGAGCATCGGTACCGTACAGAATAGTTTTGCCACTAGGACCAGTAGCACCAGTTTGTCCTGTTTGACCTGTCTGTCCAGTTTGCCCAGTTTGACCTTGAGGTCCTATAAGCGATGTTCCACTAGGCCATGTTGTTGCTTTAGGTCCAAAAATTGTGTGCGTAGTTGTGTTGATATAAAAGTTGCCATCTACGCCTTCAGTAGTGGGATCAGAAGCACCATATAAAATCGTGTTTCCATCATCACCTTTAACACCCTGAGGTCCAGGAACGGTAGATGCTTGACCTTGAATTCCCTGTGGTCCTTGAATCCCCTGTTCACCTTGAGGCCCAACAATCTGACCAGCAGAAGCCCAACCCGTTAAACCATAGAAATATAAATCCCCATCTGCATCAACAATGTATCCATCACCATCTGGTGCAGTGCTAGGAAGATCATCAACTGTGGGGACAGAATCAACAATGTGAAGCGATGTTCCTGGGCTTCCTGTTGCTCCCTGTAAACCTTGTACGCCCTGTGGTCCCTGTATGCCTTGAGGTCCAGGGACAGTAGAATCTTCGCCTTTTACACCCTGAATTCCTTGAGCACCTGTAGGTCCAACAATGTGTCCAGACGATACCCAGGCTGCACCGTTATAAAAGTACAGATTGCCATCTTCTGTAACTAGATAGCCAAGACCTGCATCTGCACTCGCAGGTAAATGTTCTACTGTGTCTACTTCATCAACAATAGATAGCGATGTTCCTGTATCGCCTTTAGGTCCTCGTAAGCCACGTTGAGCAATAGTAATGCGCTTGGTGTCTTTGACTACTGTGATGATGTCTGTCATGGCGTTACTTCTTCAATTTTTGTTACACCACGATTGAGGGTAAAAGTTCCATAAATAATGCGGTGAACTGCTGTGTCTGTATCTTCTACAAGAAGGTCATATACACAATTAATGAAGTCAAATTCGGCTGTTTGCTCGTCTGTTATTTCAATATCAATAGTGCCTGTAGCGCCAGTAACAGTAATTCCTGAGTCGTTAGTAAGCGAGATAATGGGTTCTGTACTGTCGTAGTCGTCTTTAAGATCCATTTTTACTGTGTAATCAGTAATGTCGATAGGCACACCGTCAGCGTCAGTCCATACAACAGTCGTGGCAAATGTTGCGTTTTGGTCTATTTCAAAATGCACTTGCTCTGACATGTGGCCTCCTTTGATCTATAGTAACGGGTTTTACCACTTGCCACGGGGCCATAGTTGACCTGTTGTTTTAGGATCTGCCATGGTCTGACCAGACAGTTGAAAAGTGACTAACTCATATCCTCTAAATGTTAAAAGTTCATAGTCTTCTGTCTTTGTTGTGAATGAAGGCATTACTCCCACCTATACGCTAGGCGATATCCACTTGCAGACATTGATGTTGCAGTAGATCTTGTCGTCCTGTATGTCCTAGTAGTGCCATTAACTGTCGCTGTTAATTGTGAGAGAGTGCCAACTACTGCGTTACTTACGTTAAGAACAGAACGCATATTCCAAGAGAACTCATCGATATAAGCAACTGTCGGATATATAGGCTCAATATTATTAACTACAGTAGGGGCAGTACCAGGAATACCACTAGCAATAGAAATGTAGTTAGTAACAGAAGCGTCTGCAAAAGCAGAACATTTCATACGTCTTCCCTGTAATTGTGCTGATGCAGCAGGAGCAGCGCCTCCAATACCGTTGCAATGATTAAGAAGAATAGCGCCAGTATTATTAGCAGCATCTGAATAGTTTCGAGTACGTTCAACAACAAGAAAAACTGGTGTCCAACTTGCTGTAATAACAGAACTATCCATAACTAGTACAAAGCAACTGTCGCTAAAAGATGCATCCCATGCCATAGAACTATCAGCGGTAGCAATTCCAAAGTAACCAAATACTTGCGTAGTCCAGTTGGAGTTATCAGGGCTAATCTGAAATCCAATCATAAACTGTCCAGCAGCACCGCCTGTAATAGATCCTCGTCCCCATTGCACCTTTAAATAGATTTCAGGGGTAATACCATCATTAAACTTATAAATCGAATAGTTACCCCATGTACCAGCAGGGGTAGTAGGAATAGTGTCAGATGTCCAGTTAGCAGTAGTAGAAACTGTAGTTAATCCAGCGCCAGTAATAGCGGCATCACAGGCAGAACCCATAGCACGATATTCAGCATCATTAATTGATCCCCATGCCGCGTGAGAAAATGTAGATCCTGTATATGTAGTCATGAGTCCTCACACATAGGTCATCGTTACGACAACTGTACTGGTAGAACCAGACAGATTAGTTATAGAAATAGGAACAGAAGTTCCAGATGCTAGCCATCCATCTACTACAGGCGATAGATCAATGGAAAGCATGTCTGATGTAGTAACTACATCCATAATCACACCAGTGTTATCAGCAGGATCTGTTCCCGCAGCCCTAGATTCATCTGCATCTCTTGCAGTAGTAGTCGTATACAAACGCACTCTTGCTGCTCTATCAGTTTGTACTTTAAGTATGCGGTACGCCTGATCAATGGTGACAGTTGTCTTTTGAACAGCCAGATTGGCTAAAGAACTGGAGGTAATAACAGCAGTTTGAGGAGTGGTATTAGCCCTGATGCCTACTACAGCAACACCAATCTCGTCCCAGCCAGTCCCATTCCACACATAAGTGCTGCGAGTAGTCATCTGATCTCAGTCCATGTCATAGAAGCACGCATGGCCGATGCGTTACCAATGCCAGTCGCTAGCAAACTTATGGTTCCTAGCGAACGCACAGCACCAGCAGAATCTAAAGTAATCGGGTATCGGTTAGAAACTGATTTGTTCAATGCACCCTTGGTATTACTGCTAGAAGCAACATATCCAGCAGCCAAAATAATAGAA